GCCACTGGTGGCGGCATGATGGGTGGAGCCCCGAAAGCGGCCGCTCCGGCCCCCGCCCCGGCCCCGATCCACCCCGCTGCCGCCGCAGGCCGTGTGATGGGCCCGACTCCCACCGGCCCCGGCAACCCGGCGCCTCAGGGCGCCCAGATGGGCGGCGTACCGCATCCGGCATCGAACGTGCCGATTCGTCCGATTAACGGCCCCATTCGCGGCTCGATGGGCTAATGGGTTACGGGCGGCAAACAGCCCCCGGCGTGCCGGGGTCATTCCCGCTACCGAACCCCGGGGAGCCCGGCACGGCGTACGCGGCGAATGCCACGCACCCGGCGGCAGCAGCCGCGACACGCCTCGGCGCGCGGGCCAACCCGTTGAATGGCGGAAGACCGCCTCTGGCAGGCAAGAAATGAAGATGGGCGGAGGGGGTTTCAAAGCCCCGAAGATTTCGAAACCGGCAGGCGTGAAGACGAAGATTCACCCAGCCGCACAGGCGCGCATCCGACTGCCGCAGGGCAACGTCGACATGTCTCAGGCCGACCCGGCACCGGTTCTGCCCGGGGTGGGGAAGATCTGATGCCCAGCGTATCTCGAGCTCAGCAAGCGGCTATGCATGCCGCCGCGGCAGGCAACAGCACCCTCGGGATCCCGAAGGGCGTCGGCGAGGACTTTGACGCTGCCGATCACGCGCGCGGCCCGACGAAGCTGCCGGCGCGCAAGAGCCACCCTTCAGTGCAGAGTTCAACGCCGAAGGTCGGCCAGATGTTCAACAGGCACGGGCGGAAGCAGAAATAGTCGAGTCGAAAAACAGGGGAGACCTACCTTATGGCGGTCGAATTCGTTGATGAGCGGGAGAAAGATCTTTTTGAGGTTGCGAAGCTAGGAGAGGACGTCAGGGCGTTCCTCCAGACGCATCCCGTGGGGCAGTTGCTCCACCACCGAGCCAAGCAGCTGATCCGGCAGGCAGAAGTCGACGCACTTGAAGTCGACCCGGACGGCTTCAGCTGGCTGCGCTCGAGAACCAAATTACGACAGATTCGGCAGCGTGCCGCGATGGCGCGGGCGTTCATTAACTGGCTCGCCGAGGCCATCGTGGAGGGCGATCAGGCCGCCCGCGAGTTGGAAGAATACCGGCAGTGAGTAACCGCCGCGAAGGGGAATTCCTATGACTACCTCACAGAACGATGAGGCGCCGGTGGACAACCAAGACCCGTCCACGCCTAATGCGACGAAGAAAGGCCCGGGACGAGATCCCGCGCTGATCGCCCGTGACGAGCTGCTGGCTCGCATGGACGAGCGGATCATGGCGGATCGCGCCGCGGATGATGTGAAATTTTGGGAGTCGGCAGATGTCGACCCACGCGCAGCGGCTCTTGCCGCGGCGCAGGCGAAGGAAGCCCGCGGGCAGCCGCTGGATGTCGATCGGGGCCACCGGGACCTGATCGAGAACCGGGCGACAGACGCAGAAGCGGAACCGACGCAGATAGATGATGGCGCTGCAGCTGTGCAGCCCTTTGAAGACGCCGCGGCAACGCGCGCCAAAGAGGCGGTACGGATCAGCAACAAGGGTGAAGACCCCCTGGGCGAGTACGTCGTTCGTGTCGACGGCAAGCCCATGTTTAAGACTCTGGTGGACGGTCGTGAGCAGTTAATTCCGCTCGACCGCGCCCGCCAACAGCTCCAGAAGCACCTGGCAGCCGACATACGGCTCCAGCAGGCGACGGAGCAGAAGAGGCAACTCGATGCGCGAGAGCAGTCGATTCGCAATGTCGAAGCGACACTCAAGACGCGGTCAGCACAGCCGGTAGCGCCGGTAGTGGATGACGGGACTCTCGACAGAGAGGCCACCGAGTTGGTCCGCAGTCTCGTGAGCGAGCCTGAGGGCAAAGCAGCCGCACGGCTGGCGAAGACGCTGAAGACGATCCGGGCCTCACAGCCCCAGGTCGACGTAGGCGCCATCGAACAGCGTGCTGCTGAGAGAGCAGTAAAGACGATTGCTGACCGCGACAATCAAAAGGCGTTGCATAGTGGGTTCGACGAATTCACTAAGAACTACCCCGACATTGCTGGCGACTCCGATCTGTTTACACTCGCTGATAGGAAGACGAACGACATTGCCGCGGCGAATCCTACGTGGACCCCCGGGCAGGTCATGAATGAGGCGGGCAAGCAAACCCGGGATTGGCTGAAGAGTATCGGCGTTGCGCCGAAGACAGCTGCCCCGAAGAGCGAGTCCACGAATCAGCAACGGAAACAGAATCTAGTACCGATGCCGCAGGCGCGAACAGTGCGTCCGGCGGTGGCCAAGACGGAAGAAGCAGACGACAGCCCACAGAACATCATGGCTGAGCTGCGAAAGAGCCGAGGGCAACCGTACTAGTTCGGAGGAAGAAAAATGTCAGGTCAAGTTTGGAGCACGTCCGCCCTCGGCGGATACATGTGGTCGCCAAACCTGAGCCGGAAACTGCGCACGGCCTTACAGCCGATGGTGCGTTTTCGTCAGTTTTGCGACGCTAAAGAGGCTTTCGGCCTCGGCATTGGCGCCACCTTCAACTGGAACATCTATAGCGATGTCCAGCAGGCCGGCGCGGCCCTGGTGGAAAACCAGGTCATGCCCGAGACGAACTTCGTCATCACCCAGAACTCGCTGACCATCACTGAGTATGGTAACAGCGTGCCGTTCACCAAGAAGCTCGACGATCTGTCAGAGCAGCCGGTGACGGAAATCATCCACAAAGTTCTTAAGAACGACGCCCGTAAGGTGCTCGACATTGCTGCCAACGTGCAGTTCAATGCCTCGCCTGTGCGTGTTTGGGCCTCGAGCACCAGCTCGCTGACCGTGAACACCAACGGAACCGTGTCTGGCACCAACTCGGTGCTGACCTCCACCCTCGTGAAGGCAGTGGCCGACTACATGGCTGAGCAGAACATCCCGGCATTCGACGGGGTGAACTACATGGCCATTTTCCGCCCGACCCCGCTTCGTCCGTTCAAGAACAACCTCGAAGGCATCAACCAGTACACCCCGGAAGGCTGGCACGTGATCATGAACGGCGAGAAGGGCCGTTACGAGGGAATCCGGTTCATCGAGCAGACCAACGTCCCGGTTGTCGCGTTCCCCTCGGGATCGACTGCCACGGACCGTGGATACTTCTTCGGATCAGACACGGTGGTAGAGGCTTTCGCTATCCCCGAGGAAATCCGCGGTAAGATCCCGACTGACTACGGTCGTTCGCGCGGTATCGCGTGGTACGCCGAGCTCGGGTTTGGCATCGCTCATACGGAAGTCCCCGGCACCAGGATTCTGGTGTGGGACAGCCAGTAAGAGGAGCAAGCAAACATGGCATTAGGCAAGACAGAAGGCGGAACCACCAACAAGAACCTCTCCCGCAAGACCAGCGATGCTGAGAAGCAGCAGGGTAAGCGCGGGCGCGGTCCTGCCGGTGACACCGACAAGCGAAGCGAAGCCGGTAAGGGCGTTGAAGGCCCGGGCAAGACCAACCGTGATCGTTCGGCGACGGACGGCGACGGACTGGCTCTTGACGCTGGCGAGGGCATCGATCGCGTCGACTCAGCGGGCCACGAGGCTGCTGGGAAGGGGCACAAGAACAGCCAGCACCCGGGACTCGACCGGATTCTGGAGCCGGAAAAGAATGACGACGAGTTCGGTAAGGGAATCGTCGGCATGCCTAAGGAGACCGAAGGTCTCGCAGAGGGCGGCAACCAAGAGGGTATGGACGGCGAAGGCGGCGAAGAGACACTGCTGTACGGCGGTGGATACTTCGAGCGCGAGAAGGCCGGGTTGGAAGATGGCGTCAGCCTCCGTGAGACGATGAACGCGGACAGCATCGAGCCGAACTACAACTACGACATCGATCCGATGACCGGCAACGCGCCGGAGCGGAAAGTCGGTCGCACCAATAACTACGTTGTTCAGGGCAAGCGCAAGAACAAGTTCCTCATTGGTGAGATGTAAAAACCGCTGTGGCGGTGACTAGACGCCCGGCGGCTTGGCAACAGGCCGCCGGGCTCTTTCTTTGAGGAGATAGACAATGTCTTTTAGAATTCCTCGCACGAATTACGAGTGGGATCGCCCGGCAGTGGGGATCACCGAGCAAGAGTTCGACACCGGTAAGGACCTTTGGGAAGGCATCAACGGCAAAGCCTTCATGGACACCAAGGTCGAGAACACCGAGCGCCTGCAGGTCATGAACCCGCGTGGCGACCAGTCCGGCAACCGGCCCATGCCGCGCGATGCCGCGTTCTGGGAAGCCGACAATATGAACGAGTGGGGCAAGGATCATTTCGACAAGGCGGAGTACAACCGCCGGTTCTCCCACATCATGAACAACCCGTACTTGGGCCGTGGTCTGCCTGAGAACAAGATCGAGCGCGCCAACGCGAATCCGGCCTACGGCAATGCCGCCGGCATGGATTGCGAGAATGATCCGCGCGACCAGGGAACAGGCGACAAGACCCCGTAAAGGAGAGCGCCGATGGCTCGAAAGTTCACGACGGAGGGGCGCTCCCTCTCCCGAGAGACAGCGGCGCCTGAGCCGGAAGTGATTCCGGTATTCGACCCGGAAGCGCTCGCTGTGCAGACGTACGGCGACGCCGGGTCGGGCTTCATTCAGGGCAAGAACTACTTCACTGCCCACGGCAAGTTCGTCCGCGAGCTGCCAAAGGAACAGTGGTACCTGACTACGTCGGAGATGGAGGCGAACAACCGTAAAGCCCGCGCCAAACAGCGGGCGATGTTTGCCGGCAAGGGCGCGCCCCGGCAAGGGCCGGCGCTACCCGACAAGCTCCTCGATATTTCTAGAGAAAACTCGCGGGTTCTGGCCGCTGAAAGTCTGGCGGAGTAATCATGGCCCTGACACCTGTCGTAGCCCGGACCTTCCTGCAGCTGGTGCAGGACCTCTACCGTGAAGTCGGCGCCGCCGGCGGCACGCCCACCACCGCGATCCCGACGACCCAGAACACCACCGGCGAAATCCTGCGCCTGGTGAACTACGTGCACGACGCGGAACTCGAGATCCAGGACATGTGGGTCGACTGGAAGTGGCTGCGCCAGACGCTCACCTTCTACACCGGCACGCAGAACCAGACGGGCATCTTCACCACGCTGAACGGCGCGGTGAGCGCCTATCCAACAGATCTTGCCGAGTGGGACTGGAAGAGCTTCTTCATCTATCCGGTGAACGCGACGCAGCCGCAGCCGCTTGAGACGGCGGAATGGCAGGAAGTGCGCAACCAGGTGTTCAACACCACGAGCTTCAACCAGCCATACCGCGTCATCGTGATGCCGAATAACACCTTCCGGTTCGACAACATTCCCGATCAGTCGTACCAGTGCTTCTGCGAGTACCGTACGGTGCCGTATGACCTTAAGAACGATGCCGACGTCTCCAACATCCCGGCGCGCTTTGCGAACCGGCTGATCGTGGAGTGGGCTCGGTTCAAATACGGCCTGTTCGAAGGCGCTTCGGAACAGGTAGCCTACGCGAAGCTGCAGATCTACGGGACGCTGGACGATGCCGGTATCCCGACAAACAACGGCCTCCTTGCCGCGCTCGAGAACGATCAGCTGCCGAACCGCAAGAACAGCCGCCGCCAGCAGGGCAACAACATCGTCGTCTCTACTGACTACGGCGACGGCCGTGGTTGGGGTGGCCACGGTGGCTGGGACGGGAGCTGGTAATGCCTAAGACGGGCCTCGGCAAGTCGGCAACGCAGACCAAGTACTACCCGTTTAACGGCGGGTTGGATGTGGTCACGCCTGCGTTGTCAGTCGACCCGGGGTTCGCTCTGGCAATGGTCAATTACGAGCCGTGGTTCAACGGCGGGTACCGGCGCATTGACGGGTACGAGCGCTTCGACGGGCACGCCAAGCCCAGCCTCGGCACAGCGTACGGCGTGGTGATGAGTTCGCTCGCGGGCATCACCGGTGTAGGCACGAGCACCACGACGCAGCCCAACGCCTACCAGCCCGGCACCGGTCGCACCTCCGGCGCCACGGCGATCGTTGTGGCTGCGATCACTACGTACACCCAGACGGTGCAAATCACCGGCACGCTGACGACCACAGGAACCTCCACGGCCTACTGGATCTCGCTCACCAACGTCAGCGGCACGTTCGCCACCGGCGAATACATCTACATCGGCACCACGACCTCCACCGGCACGATTCTCGT